GCCCGAGCCCGAGATGGAACCACAGCCTGAACCCGACCACATGTCCGGACCCGAACCAGAACCCACTGGTCTAGAGAATGAATTTAAGACCGTCCCAGGTGTGCAGGCTCCAGAGATGGAACCAGAGCCCGAGATGGAACCACAGCCTCAGGGCCAAACTCAGGCCCAGCCTCAGGCGCAACCCGACGACGACGTCTTATTTGGTGATGCACCAGAGCAGCGTACAAAAAATCCCAGGTATTATTAAATGGAACTCTCCGATTATTTACGTGACCCGATGAGTGCTGCTCTCATCGCTGGGGGTATCACTGCGGCCTACATTCATTTGAAGGCGCACCTCAACAACGAGGGTAAACTTGAACTCAACAAATACACTAAACCCGCCGTTCTCAATGCGATTCTCGTGTTTTTCATCGTGTCTGGTGGTATTGGCCAAAAAGAAGCTATTTCTAACGAGCCTTTTTAAACTTAAAGATTACACAATTAGAATAAGAAAATGGCGTCCGTTACTGCGTTTAACGACATGATGGGTCAATTTCTTGTGGAATTGCACAAGACTTTTCCAGAGGAAAAAGGCATTAAGAAGATGATGACTTCTTTCGATGTATTGAAGTCCAGCAATCCACGCCTCGTCGTAGATGCTTATATGAAGGGTGTTAGCCCATACGCTGAAAAGATTTCTGCGAAGGATGAAACGTTTTTGCTCAAGGAGATTGAGACGATTGAGTTTCTCAAGGATCTCAACATCAAGTCGTATTGGGAGCGAATGTCGGCCAACACCCGATCTGCGACCTGGCAATATCTTCAGACTCTGTACATGCTCGGTACCACGATTACATCGATTCCCGATGACACTCTAAAGATGATCGAAGGTATCGCCAAGGAATGTGCTGACAAGATGCAAGATGGCGATGGTGAAATCAATCAGGATGCGCTCATGAAGATGATGGGTAACATGCTTGGTAGCTTGCCCAAAAAATAAACCTCAACCTATACTAAATGAAGGTCTGGTTTGACGATCCCCAGCAACTCATCAGGGCCGATCGAGTTTCTCAGTTCTGGCCAACAAACGAACAGACTCCAGAGGATCGTATCAACGCCGCCTCTCGTTTTATCATTTATGCGTGTTGTCTTATTTATCTCATTCGCCGTGATCCTCGTATTTTCGTATTGGGCGCTACCGTCCTTTCTGTCATTTTTGTTCTTTATAAGTCCAACATGGTGACGACTACGGCTGGTTACACGATACAAGGTGAAAACTCGTGTCAGATGCCGACAGAGGATAATCCCATGGGTAACGTGCTCATGACTGATTTCACTGATGCCCCAAATCGTTTAGAGGCGTGCTATTACCCCAGTGTAAAACCATTTGTGAACAGCTATACCAGCGATAGGATTCCTATGGATGGTGGTCGTTCGCGTTCCCCTCTTCCTAAATACATGAGGAATGGAGTTGAGCGCCAATTTGTCTCCAACCCAGTGACTAAAATCCCAGGAGATCAGACGGCGTTCGCTGAGTGGCTCTACGGACCCAAGAATGGTCCAATGTGCAAGAGTGATACGAGGTACTGTAACCCAAATGCTCGTGGCGTTCAGCTCGAAGCATTTGCGGGACTAGGTGGTGATGGGGACATCAGGGGTCCCCGAGGTGGAGGAAGTGTGCGAGGTGGCGGTGGAACATACAGTTAGATTAATATTCTCATGTAATAATAAATGGCGTATCAGCTTCAGCCTGGCCTTTCCCGCGTTCAAAATAAGGGTGCTATTCCCCCAGTCAAGGCGACCGATGAAGTTTTCGTGTATCCCCAGCCCAGTACTCTCAACTGTGGTGGATGCCGTCCTAACACGATGCTCTATGGTACTGCCCCTTATATGGCGGGTAAGGGTTCCCCAGCCCAATACATAGATACGAGCGATCAACTTCGCCCCCAAACCACTTCTCGTTTTAATAAGAACATCGTCCAAACCTATGAGCGTAATCTCTTCCCACTTTCAAACATGGAATGTAAGGTTCCTCTCCGTACCATGCAGTATGAACCTGCGAGCACACGAGCCGAGGTTCAGAACGGTCTTTTTCAGCAAAGGTACGCTAATAAAAATGTGGGTAAGAAGTAAGAATGGCTGATCCCATTTCGCTCATGGCTGTGGCCGGTTTAGTATATGCTGGTCGAACTTTGAGTACTAAGTCTGTTCCACCCCCTACGAAGGAGGTTGAAAAACCGGTAGTCAAAGCTCCTGTCGAAGTATTAAATAACGATTTCGAACCCGTTATCGATGTACCCCAAAAGAGGGAAATGGAGAGTTTCGCTGACATCGCAGTACAGCAGCGGAGTGGTGGCCAAGAAATTCTCAATATGCGTAACCGCATGTATGATCAGGGTCGCATGAACAATTTATCCCCAGTCGAGAAACAACTCGTTGGTCCAGGTTTAGGTGTTGGTGCCGATACCCCAGCCGTTGGTGGTTATCAACAGATGTTCAGGGTCAACCCTGTGAATGTTGGTGAATACAGGCTTACGACTTTACCTGGCCGTTCTGGTCCAGCCGCTGATGTCACTGGTGGTCGCTCCGCCGTCGTCGGTGAACTCACCCACAACAAACCTGATACAACCGCCTTCCTCCCTTCCCGACGCCCTACTGTACAGGGTCGCGCTCAAGGTATGTCTGGTGTCGTTCCCAGGAACGAGCATGAAAGAACTAAGCGCACAACAAACCGCTCCGAGACTGGTCTTCGAACTGATGGCCTAGGTTTCAATGGTGCTAAGCGTTTCGTTTCTGCTCAGACGATGTCTCAGGATCCTACACGATTCAAGAGTGACCGTAATGATGCGCAGTACAATTACTACAATCAGCCTGCCCCAGGTATTTCCAATTTCCGTGGTGCATACGAGAGTAGTGCTGCCTCTAAGGTTGCCGCTAAGACCAACGACGAACTCATGAAGTATGGATTCCGTCCCGAAGATCGCCGCAGTAAACCTAACCGCATGGGTAATGCTGGTCGTATGAATGTTCGTGAGAGCGCCCTCAAACAAGGTGGTCGTCTCACATCGGTTCGATCCGATACTACTCGTATTGATGGACGTGTGAATGCCGCCAACGGTGGTTGGACTCAACAGTACAAACAGAAGGCATACCACCAATTTAATGCGTACAAGGGTAATGCGAACCCCAACACATGTGACCTCGACATCGCTAAGCGTCAGCTCCAGAACAACCCACTCGCCCAGGGTCTTTATCAGTAAGTGTTTCAAATATTAGACAAAAACATTCATTAAAATATTGTGCCTATATTTTAATGAAGGTGTACAACCTCTCGATTGATAGTAGTCAGCGTGATGCGAATGTGTATCTACATGCGAATAATTACACAATCACTCTAGAAAATCCAATTTATGATGTTTCGGAGATTAAATTAGTTTCTGCTCGCATTCCTACACCACAATTGACTGTATGTTCAACGAACAACACGTTTAGTGTTGATGGTCAGACTATCTCATTGGAGAATGCAGATTACCCAACTGGTGGTGATTTAGCGACACATCTAGAAAATGAACTTGCGCCACCACTCACAAATGTCGATACAGTAAATTTTGACACGGATACTAAACGATTCACCTTTTCGAATACAACAATTGGTGATAATAATTTTACTTTTGAATTTCACACTGGAACGAATGGATATCTCGAAGAATCCTCTTCCGTGACGACGCCTTATCAACTGTTAGGGTTTTCCTCAGCTGACTACACGTCTGTGAGTAACGTACTTGTATCTGGTGCCATAAATTTAGTTGGTCCAAATTCACTTATATTAAAATTGACTTCTGGTTCAGATGATTTCGCACAGAGTGTGTACACATCAACACCTTTTTATACTGGGCACATACTTCTCGATGGTTCAGACTTTATAAATTTCAATGGAGCCGATGATAAACTCATACATCACTTCCATTCTGGTCCTCAAAAATATATTCGAGACATCAAAATTGAATTTTTCTACATGAGTAATGGACGCCTCATTCCGTATGATTTCATGAATCAAGATCACATTCTAAAATTTGAAATTACGGGATCTACGGATAAACTCGAGGGACTTCCAAAAGTTCCTATTGAAGACGTAGTTGAGAAAAGGGAAGAAGAACCTATAAGCATTCCTGAAGTGAAGAATGTTTATAGATGGAAAAGGGAGTACATCTATATCGCATTGATTGTTGCGATTGGATTACTTCTCATGTTTTTCATGAAGGGTAAATCCCCAAAATACCCGAGAAAGCTTAGCGAGTGATCGCATAGACGGGCTGCGCAGGCTTCTTCACACGGCCGTTGATGCGGGAGATCACCATGAAGACGATGATGGAAAGAAGAGTGGTGAGGACGGCGGTGAGCGCATACTGGGTACCACCGTTCTTGGGAACACGGACAAGCTGGGTGATGGACCAGCGAATGAAATCCATCCACGACATGGCGGCGGCGAAAGAGAAACCACCGACGATGGAGTTGAGAGTCTGAGTCTGGAGCTCCTGGGTGACGAGATCAACAGTCTTAAGGGCAGTGGTGACGGCGGACATTTTTATAATATCCTGAGAAAATTATTCTGGTAACAATTCCTCCTTGTGGACTATTTTTTTAAACTTCTTCTTTTTTATCGTTTTTATTTTAGAAAATATCTGTTCATCGTCTGATGAATCTTCACTAGAGCTTGTTCCAGAATCATACACCTTGAACTTGGTGTTTGAGAACGACCATCCCTCAGGCTCAGAGGTGCTCATTACTATTAATAGCATTTTTTAACATCTGTTCTGTCGGATTTTGTGGTGTCCAATTTTCCCAGTTGTCATATGCATGGTTCATGAGAATGAAACGTTCGTCGTTTCCTGAATACCTCTCGAATGGGGGGCAATCTTCTGGTGAAACTTCTTCAATGTCATCGTCATCATCATCTTGTTCTTCGTCGTAAATTTCAGGGAACAAACTTCCGATGTTTTGACCCACAGTATACATCGCAGAATACTTCATCGCATACTCCATGTCTTCTGGAAGAACTGTATCTCTTCCACATGCCTTGGAATATTCGGCTGCCAAAATCATACTCCTCTCCATCACGGGCATCAAAATTCCAATCATAGTCTTCGTATATTGCTCCGCCATAGCAGAGCCATCGTCGCCAAAACCTGTTTGCATGTTCATGTTTAGTGTTTAGTACCAAAAAGAGTTCGGGCAGTTCCCTCACTCACACGGAGAATATTGTAATTTATGGCGTATACTCGAATTTGTCTACTAAAATCTGGGCATGCGGTAAGACTTAGGTTGAGAATCTGTTCTTTTATGAGACTAAAGTTTACGTGCCCAGTTGGATACCACTCTTCTGGTTGTAATGCAAAACT